TTTTTGGTAGATCAATAGGATAATTAATCCAAGGCTCTATATTTTCTGGTTCTACTTCAGGTTGTCTTTTTTTTAGAGACCAGTTGACAGCTACAAGCATGAGTACAGCTAGCGGATCAAACACCAATACAATCATGATGATGACCCAGCGGACAGCCTTTTCAAGTACATTAACGTCTAACGTATCGCCATAGATTAATGCTGCGATATACTTAATAGGACCTACCTCGGCTTCGATCTTACGAGCTTGAGATGCTATAGGTGCGCGTTCTGTTTGTAACTTAACGATAGTCTTTTGAGATTCTGATATCTCGTTTTGTAGCTTCTTGCGTTCTGATCCTTGAGCACGTCTAATTTGAATAGCTTTGTCTGCTCCTTTTTCATCTGTAGACCTACTTAACTTTTGATCTATCTGAGCATCCATCTGAGTCAATGCTTTACGAGCTGCAGCGACATTATCTCGTTCGGTCTTAATCTTATCATCGTATATAGTAACTTGAGATGTGATGTCTCCTGCTGGTACTGCTTGATCTAAGTGGGCTTTAGATAAGAATCCAAAGATACCCATAGAAGTAATCATCATGAGGATAACTACAGCTGCAGTGAAATAGACTTTGAATGTATTAGGGACTTCAGTCCAGTTACGATATAACCATGATGCTACGACTAACTTAGATACTTCAAGTATGCCACCCATGATGATGATAGGTACTACAGCTGCAGCAAAGATTGCTGTCAACCCTGCGATTGAATACCATGCTGCGATACAGCTAAGTGATATAGCTGCAACGAACATTATACTTGTCATTACTTTATCGTTCATCTTTTCTTCCTAGCTCGCGATTCTGCAATCAGAGCATCTTGTATTCTTATCTTATCATCTTGTGCTTTGATAAGCTTATTCTGGTCTTCTATTAAGCTTAAGATTATCAAGTCTTCTTCGTGTAGACTTTGATTCTTTTCGTTAGTATCTTTTAATAATACTTCAAATGATTTTAACTTGCCTTCATATTCAGTTACTTGAAAATAAGATAACACCGCAATATAAACACATATTGCCGATGTAACAGTTAATGTAAAACTCCATAATCTACTCATAGTTCCATCCATGTATGATCTCCCATATATTTCACTTGTACTTGATAAACAAAATCTACTGGTGCCCCTGCAGACCAATCATTAGGTCCTTCATGAATTAGTATCATCTGCTCTTTACGTTTATCCCATGCCAGCCAATAACTATGACCCATAACAGGACTAAATTGATATACTGCAGCATGTACAGCATCGGTCACTTCTAACCTTCTCTTAATACTGTCTGCTTGCTTTTGTAGTACACTTACTAGTTCCATGATACGATCATACTCTTGCTGAGCATACATCCTAGCATGGTTAATCATTATATCTTTTTGCTGGGTAACAGGAACTAATTCAAAGCTAACTGAACCCGCTTCTGTCGGATACTCCGATACGTTTCTATTAAAGAACGGTATGAGAGTACCGCCAATGGTGACATCATAACTATGTACACCCTTAGCTAAATTTGATTTCTCTTTCATTCGTATTTAATGTGGCTTCTATGTACACGACAATTAACTATCCCATTATACCACATATCAGGATTCTCAAGCACTTCATTCTGCATCTGGAACTTAGCCTCAAAGTATGAGGCCGTCCCTTTACTGAGACAAAACATTAGGATTTCCCGTTTAAACTTATCCTCTCCTAACGTCTTGACATCTTCAATAACTTCTTTTGATGAAGACCAATACGTCTTCCAGTCTGACTCGATCTTACTGCGGATCTTCTTTTTCTTTTTATTACCATTCTTAAGAGTAACTGTTTTAATATTAGTCTTAGAAAATTTAGATAACTTCTTTCCTATGTATGCCTTACCAGATACAGTATTAGTAATGATATATACAAATCCTGTATACTTTTCATCAATCTCTTCAACTGGTTCGCCTTTATAGTACCATGTCATTATTCGTCTTCGTCTTCTTCAAAGATATCTGCACCACATACTGGACAATAAACGATATCTTCTATTGTAACATCGTTAGTCTTAACGGTTACTTTACCTGTTGATTCACAGTTGTCACAATGAAAATATTTTGTTGCCATTATTGGGCTCCTCCCCATACATCTTCCCACGAACCTTTGAGTGCACCTTTTGCATAGTCAGTCACTCTATTCTCGAAGAAGTTACCATGTACAGGAGCATTGATCATCTCTTCTACCCATGGTAGTGGGTTCTTTTTAACTTTAAATATACCTTTTAATCCTAATGATATTAGTCGTCTATCAGCAATGTAACGAATATATTGTTTAACATCTTCTGGCTCTAACGCTCTCATATTGGCGCCTTGATAACATAAGTCAATAAACTTATCTTCAAGTTGTACCATCTTTTCTGCTATAGTATATATGCGACCCTTCAGATCATCATTCCAGATCTCGTTGTTCTCTTTAATGAACGTCTTAAATAACTTAATCATGTTCTCAGCGTGCATGGTCTCGTCTACGATTGACCATGTAACGATCTGCCCCATGCCCTTCATCAAGCCATGGCGAGGAAAGTTAAGAAGCATAATAAAAGAACTGAATAGCTGCATCCCTTCGGTAAATGCCGAAAACACAGCAATGTGAGTAGCAGTAGAAGATAGATCTCCATTCTTAGAACTAAGTTCGGTGACATAATCATGTTTATCCTTCATCTCTTGGTATTCCAAGAATTCGTTATAAGTTGATTCAGGCATACCTAACGTTTCAATTAAATGAGAGTATGCTGCGATATGTAATGCTTCGCGTGCTGCAAAACCCATCAACATCATTCGTATTTCAGGTTGTGGGAAATATGGTAGGTAGTTCTTAACATATCCACCAGCGACGTCTATGTCGCCTTGAGTAAAGAACCTAAAGATATTAGTAAGGAATAACTTCTCTTCCTTAGTTAACTTCTTTTTCCAATCTTTAACATCTTCAGCCATTGGAACTTCTGTATGAAGCCAATGTGCTTGTTCATGTTTCAACCATGCATCATATGCCCATGCATAATTGAATGGCTTAAAATATTCTCTTGTGTCAGTTAGTTTACTTGCCATCTTAGAAGTCTTTCAGTTTTAATACTGCTTTTTCTGCAGTGCTGTTTGATAGTAGCGGTGAAAAGTTAATACCGGTCTTTTGTTCTATAGATGCAACAGATACTGCATAGTTATCAATTAACTTAGGATCTAGTTTTTCATTAGGGAATAGATACGCGATTTGTTTACCAGATTTAGGATCAATCACTATCTTATATACATGAGATGGGATAGCTACTCTATTCATCATCTTTGGTTGACCTTCAAATAAAGTACCAGTAATCACATACACTTCACCTTTAACTTGTACCCAGTACCTAACATTTTCTTCAAGGTATTTCCAAATTCCACGATTATTACCAGGAACTTGAGGCATCATATTACTTAAATAGAATGATTCAGACATCGCCTTAGCATCAAATGTCATATCTGCAGCAGGAGCAACATGACCGCGATCAAAACCCATACCAGTATAGTCTGCTAATATTGCTCTGTATTGTGTAGGTACTTCTGGATCTTCTCTAAAGTCATCTTTACGTGCAGCAGTTTTAGTAAGATTTTGTACAGTAATATGTTCTACTGCATAGAATGCAACCTTTGTGCTATAGTTATAATTTACTGCATAAGCTGTACGACATAGGTATTGGTTATTACCTTCAGCTTTAACTGGTGCTCCATAGATTACGTGTTGCTTACATGTTGTGTCAATATCATTTGCTGATACTACTGATGCAAATGCTAATAATGCTAGTACTAATAACTTCTTCATAGTTCCCCTTTTAATTAACCTTCGCAAGCTAAACATGTTTCACCTTCGGTCATTGCTTTCAAATCAATCTCAGCGATGACTTCACGTTCAATACGTTTAGATACTTTGTCGGCCTTAGCGATCTTATCAGACCTACAATAATACATTGTTTTTAGTTTTTGTTTCCATGCTTGGAAATGTACTGCATGAACATACTTGATATTACTATCAGGTCTGAAGAATACATTTAAGCTTTGCGCTTGGTCGATGTACTCTTGACGATCTGCTGCATGTTGTACCACCCATCGTTGGTCAATCTCCATAGAAGTCTTGAACACATCTTTGGCCCAATCGTCAAGTATATCCAGATGTTGAACTGAACCATCATTTGCAATAATCGAAGACCAAATATCGTCATATTTATCATTAGCTTTTTCCTTAATAATTTTATCTAAATACTGATTCTTGTGTAAGTGAGATCCTGATAAAGTATCTTGGCGGTAGGCATTAGCTCTGAATGGCTCAATAGATGGAGATGTATTTCCCATAAGAATAGAAGAGCTAGCATTGGGAGCAATAGCCATAAGATGAGAAAAACGGTTTCCAGTACCTTCGGCATCTGGAGCTTCACCGCGTTCTTTACCCAACTGTTGATTTGCTTTATCAAGGCTTGATCTAATGTGGTTGAAGATTTGTTTGTTAAGTCCGGTTGCGATTGCACTTTCCCAGGGAGTATTCTTTCGCTGAAGCAAAGCATGCCAGCCAAGAGCACCAATGCCAATGCTCCGCTCACGAGAAGCAGAATAACGAGCACGCTTAATAGCAGAAGGAGCAGTGTCAATAAAGTATTGTAACACATTATCCAACATTTCTGCAACATCTTTAAGAAAAAGTTTATCAGTTTTCCAATCATCATAATACTCCAAGTTTAAACTAGATAGACAACATACAGCTGTCCTCTTCTCATTAGTAGGTAGAATAATCTCTGAACATAGGTTAGATTGGTGTATCTTCAAACCTTTGTCTTTTAACCATTGAGGCATCTTTCTATTAGACTCATCGATGAAGTGTAGATATGGTTCTCCCGTAGTCATGCGCAGTTCTAATAGCTTTTGCCATAGTTCTTTTGCAGATACAGTTTCTCTTAATTCACCAGAATGCGGGTCTCTTAATTCCCAATCATCATTAGCATCAGGATCTTTCATGCAGTTCTCAATGATCTCCATGAATGCATCAGGAATGTTTACACCATGATGTAAGTTCAAGCAACGCATGTTCTGGTCACCAGTAGGCTTACGCATCTCAAGGAACATTAGAATGTCAGGGTGTGAAATATCCAAGTAAGCAGCATAACTGCCGCGACGAGTACGGCCTTGACGATAAGCAAGAGAGCTAGCATCATACATTTTAAGATGAGGCATAACGCCAGTAGACTTATCATCAGCAGACCTGATTCCAAAGCCAATACCAACACCACCCCCAAGCATAGATAACCAATTAGTCTCACTTAAATTCTCCACTAGGCCTTCGGCCGTATCTTCAATAAAGTTTAAAAAACATGATATAGGTAATCCTCGTTTGGATCTGCCAAATGAAAGGATAGGAGTAGCATATGACAACCAATGCTTACTGCTATACTCGTATAATCTTTGTGCATGAAATTTATCTGTTGCGAATTTGCTTGATACGAATGCAAATCTTTCTTGAGGACTTACTTCACCGTCTGCCATGTATGACTCTTTTAACCTAATCATTCCTAACTCATCGAACAATGAGTCGCGTGAATAGTCTACCTTAATACCGTGGACTTCGTCAGTCATTATAACTCCAATTAAATTTTAGATTTTTCTATTACTTGCCTTCTTAGTTCAGATGATGAGAAGCGATGGTCTCTCTTATTGAAATAGAGTTGGATACCACGTTTCTTGCAGATGTCTTTGCCTGTAAAGTCTTTGTCTCTGTATTCATCACCGAGTATTCTCATATCTATATGATACATCTCAAGTATATCCTCTAGATCTTGCTCAGTCCTATATACTATGATTTCGTCTACATACTTGACTGCTGATAGTTGTACTTGTCTCTCAACTATGGTTTGGATAGGTGAGTTCTTAGTTGTTCTATCGACAGAAGGATCGATCTGAAGACCACATATTAGGTAATCACAATTCTCTTTTGCTTCCCTTAACATACTTATATGACCAGCGTGAAGTAAATCAAATGTAGAAGCTGTGAAGCCTATTTTCATATTTATACCTTTCTGTTCTCAATATTATATGCCGACAGACACATATCTTTTAGTTGATATTGTGGATGCAACAGGTTGAATTGATTATCAATTGCTAGTGAAGCTGGATCACCATCTCTACGACCAGCCATCTTCACCGTAAAGTCTTGATTTGTAACATCTTTCATGACCTTAACTACTTCTTTGACCGAGTAGCCTTTGCCCGAACCAATGCATTCGTATGGCGTGTTAAAGGGACCATGCTTAATCGTATC